TAAGGAGGAAAAATGGCAAACTCAACATTTAATGGACCTATTAGGTCTGAAGGAGGATTCAAACAGATATCCTTATCAAACGGAGTAGCAACCGATAACTTTACTATTGATTCAAGTGGTAATGTATCTGGTAGTGGTACTATGAAAATGACAGGTGCTACTAATTCTGTTGGAGTTATTGAAAGTATTACTGCTGCAACAAAATCTGTAGAAACTTCAGACTCAGGTACAACTTATCTTTTAAATAGAGCAGCAGGTATTGTTGTAACTTTACCAACTGCAGCAGCAGGATTAAATTATACATTTATTGTTGGTACAACATTTACTGGTACTTTTAGTCTTGATGGAGCATCTGCTAATGATATTTATACAGCATCTTCAAATTTACTTATTTGGGATAAAGATGCACCAGGAACTGTAAGTGCTAAACAATTTTATGCTGATGGTTCAGATGATGATAAAATTGTAATGGATGCTGATACTAAAGGTCGTTTTATTGGTAGCAAAATTAACTGTGTAGGTATTGCTACTGGTGGACAAGGAAGTGCTACTGCTGTATGGCATGTAGACGGAATCGTTTATGGTGATGGTACATTAGCAACACCATTTGCTTAATATTAATATAACATAGAAAGGATATATTATGTGGAAATCACCTAATATAAAAGAAATATCTGTAGGTCTTGAGATTAACTGTTACGCATGTGCAGAAATTTAATCAATGGATATATGGGATGAAGTAGTCGAAGCTTATAGTGAGGAAATTATGAATTTAAAAAATCAATTAGGTTCAGGATCTGCAGAAGATCATTCTCACTATAGGCAAATGGTTGGCTCTATCTATGGCATAGAATGGGCTAAACAAAATTTAAAAGATATAATTAAAAAACGAACTTATGCTGAAGAGGATGATGACTGATGCAACAAGTAGCTTTAGAAAAAGGTATAAAGAATGATCTGTGGATTACAGATGATGATCAGAGAGATCCAGGAGTTTTACCAGACCTTCCTGGTTATCATATTCTTGTAAGACCTATTAGTATAAAAGAAACAACAAAAGGTGGTATACTCTTACCTGATTCAACAAGAGAAGATATATCATATTTAACCACAGTTGGAAGAGTATTAAAACTTGGTGAGTTAGCTTATCAAGATCCAGATAAATTTCCAAATGGTGCATGGTGTAAGAAGAATGATTACATTGCCTATGGTAAACATGTAGGACAAAAACTATTTTATAAAGGAGTTAGACTATTATTATTATTTGATGATCAAGTAATTATGAAAGTTGAAAATCCTACAGATTTAGATCCTACATTTAATTTAACAAAAGGTTCATTTTAAACTTGCATTATAGGAAAAAGTATGGTATAATATAAGTAATAACAATAATACGTAATGCGTTTGTGTCGTATACAACGGAGGATAACATGGCAGACAAAGAAGAATGGAATGAAGTCGAAGTTCCAGAAACAGAAAATAAACAAGAAGATAAAGTGCAGTATGAAGTAGAAGGTGAAGAGAATGAAAAAGTTGAAGCTTCTTCGCCTACTAAAGCAGAAGAGAAAACAACAAAACCAGAAGTTAAACAAGAAGAAACCCCTGAAGAATTAAAAGGGATTGAAACTGAAGGTGCTCAAAAAAGAATAAAACAACTTATTCGTCAACGAAAAGAACGAGATGAGCAAATTCAAAAACTAATTCAACAGAATGAAACTTTACATAATAAAACAACTCAACAAAGAAATGAATTTAGCAAAGCTAATAAATTAAATTTAGATGCAACTGAAAAACAATTAAATGATAAAGTTGAATTAGCAAGAAATTCTTACTTAGAAGCTTTTGAAAGCCAAGATAAAGAAAAACTTTTAAAGGCTCAAGAAGTTTTAAATGAAGCTCAAGTAGATTTAAAAACTTTAACAGTAACAAAAGAACAGTTTAAAGATGAAGAACTAGGAGTAACACAGCCTAAAGAAACACAACAACCAATGCAACCTGCTCCAGATCCAAGAGCACAAGATTGGGCTGCTAATAATGAATGGTTCGGTAAAGATAATATTATGACAGCATCTGCATTAGCTATTGATGCTGAATTAAAAAATGAAGGATACACACCACAAGATCCTGATTTTTATACAGAGATTGATAAAAGAATTACAGCAGCATTTCCTCATAAATTTAAAACAGAAGAGCCTGTTGCTGAAAAAGAAATTCGTACAGATGGTTCGTCAACACCATCTCAAGTTGTAGCAGGGAGTTCACGTTCCTCTCCTAGCTCTAAAAAAGTTAAACTATCTCAAGGAGATATAAGATTAGCTAATAAATGGAGTATACCACTTGAACAGTATGCAGCTGAAAAGCTTAAAACAGAGAAAGCCGAAGGCGAGTATACAACAGTTAATATGAAACGTGGAGGGTAAAATGACACGATTAAATACACGTAGTACTCAGAACAGAGAAACTGAAACTAGAGAAGAAACAGATTATACATATGAAGAACCTAATGCAACTTCAATTCCTGAAAATGTAAAACAGAGATTTGAAAGCGAAGGTTTAACACTTGGTTGGTTACGTATCGACTTACGAGGTAATGATGATTACATGAATGTTGGTAAGAAACTAAATCAAGGTTGGGAATTTGTGACACCTACCGAAGTACCTGAAATGAGTGCAACTTCATTCGTGAGGAAGGAAGGTCGCTATGCTGGAGTCATCAGTCGTGGAGATGTTGCGTTAGGTAAAATACCTACGAAAAAGCTAGAGGCTAAAAAAGAATTTTATAAAGCTAAATCAGCAGAACAGATGGAGGCAGTAAATTCACAATTGATGAAGGCTTCTAACTCACGTATGCCGATTAGTAATAATTCTAAATCAACAGTAACAAAAGGAAGAACCCCTCAATTTCAGGGATAAGCCTTTTGTTTTTTTTTAAAATTTTCAAATAGGAGAAATTGAAATGGCTACAAGTTATAATCCGTTTGGTTTCCTTCCAGTTCGAAAAAGAGATGGTCAAGCGAATACAGAAGCATTTGGACAAATTGTTCAACCTGTTTCCAATTCTGCAGTTGCTATGACAGCAATGCTTCCTAAAGACATCTTTACAGGTGACATGATTGTTATTATGCCTACAGGTACTATTACACCTTTAGCAGGAACTTCATGTAAACCTTCAGGTGTTTTCCAAGGTTGTACTTATGTAGAAGATGGAGAACCAAAATTCTCTCGTCATTGGACAGGTGCAACATCTGCGTCTGATGTTAAATTACATGTCATTACTGATCCTACACAAACATATTACATTCAAGCGAATGCAACTTTATCTGATGGTGAATTAGCAATTGTGAACAATTATACTTGTTCTGTTACTAATGCATCTGTTGGATCAACTATTACTGGTCAATCTAGGTATCACTTAGAAGCTGGTGCAGTAGCAACAAGTGCTGAAATAGGTGCTCATGCTAGAGTTGTTGGACGTAAAATGTATGACGGAATGTCAGTCGGTGGTAATGTAAGTTCTCTTGATCAATACCCAATTGTAGAAGTCTGGCTAAGTGGGCATAGAAGTAATTTTGTGCGTGCTATGGTTAGTACTTCAAATTAGTCTAAAGGAGATTAGATAATGGCTATAAATAGAGCTAGTATTAGTAAAGAGCTCCTTCCTGGACTGAATGCAGTTTTCGGATTGGAGTACGGAGAAGTAAACAATGAACATGAGCCTCTATATGATATAGAGAACTCAGATCGTGCCTTTGAAGAGGAAGTACTCTTCACAGGTTTTGGAACAGCACCAACTAAAAATGAAGGTGCTGCAGTTAGTTATGATGATGCATCAGAGTCTTATACTGCTCGTTATACTAACGAAACTATTGCATTAGCTTTTGCAGTAACTGAAGAAGCAATGGAAGATAATCTATATGATACTTTCGCTAAGTTACGTGCAAAAGGACTAGCAAGAGCAATGGCAAATACTAAGCAAGCTAAAGCTGCTGAGTTATATAACAATGCTTTTACTGCTGGTAATTCTGCAATAGGAGATGGTGTTGCATTTATTTCAGCATCACACCCAACTGTTGTAGCTGGACTACAAAGTAACTATGCAAATAATGGTACAAATGCAGATCTTTCTCAAAGTACCCTTGAAACAACTTTAACTCAAATTCAAAAGACTAAAGATGATCGAGGTATTTTAGTAGGAGCAAGTGCTATGTCATTACACATTCCTGTAGATTCTTGGAATATTGCTGACGTTATATTGAACACACCGGGAAAACCTAGCAGTTCAGATAACGATATCAATCCTACAAGACATATGGGTATGGTTCCTCAAGGATTCTATATAAATAGAAGATTCAATGATGGAGATGCTTGGTGGGTAAAAACAGATGTTCCAAATAGCACGAAGATGTTTATTAGAACACCTCTACAAACTAAAATGGAACCAGATTTTGATACTGGAAATCTTCGATTTAAAGCACGTGAAAGATATTCTTTCGGTGTTTCAGATTGGAGAGGATGGTATGGAAATCCTGGAGTCTAATACTTAATAATTCTGGAGAGGTGAGAGTGATTCCATCTCTCCAGTTTTTAAATAGAAAGAAAAAACATGGCAAGTAAATCAAAATTTTTATCAGGAAGTGGTGTTATTGTAACTACAGAAGGTACGTCACGTATCTTAGCTATACATGCATACTCAACTATAGCAGGTACATTTGATATACAAGATTCTGTAGGTAGTAAAATAAAATTTCAAGTTCCTGCAAGTGGAACAGCAGATATTTTTATAGGAGAACTTGGTATTAAATGTGATGCTTCAATTTCTGTATCAACTCCTAATGCAGGTGGTGTAACTTTATTCTTAGGATAACAAATGGCAACCTATTCTTATCTTAAAACAGATATCATAAATACAGCAGAAAATGATTCTACAGAGTTTGCAGATCAAATTCCTGCTTTTGTTAATAGAGCTGAAGATCGTTTAATAAAAGAATTAGATGATTCAGGATTAGATTATTATACATCTGTTACATTAACAGCAAATAATCCTAATGTAACTTTACCAAGTGGAGCTTTAGTAGTTCGTAATGTAATGTATAGAACAAGTGTATCATCTAATATTACAACTTTATTACAAAGACCTTACGAATATGCAATAGACTACTGGCCCTATGCAAGTGCTTCAACAGGCACACCAAGATATTATTCAAGAAAAAATAATACAGAGATTTATATAGTACCTACTCCAGCATCTGCTGTAGTAAGTGAAATACATTATACAAAAAGTCCTTTAGCTTTATCAAGTGCTACAGGCACAAGTGCAACAACATCAAATTATTTTAGTGAGTTTTGTTATAATGCATTGTTTAATGCATGTATGATAGAGGCAATAATATATATGAAGAGTTGGAATAATGTTCCAGTTATGGAAGCACAATATAAAAATTCAATAGATGCATTACGTAATCAAGCAAGAAGAACTAGAAGAGATGATATGCAAACTCCAGCAAGTCCTGAAGGAGGACCTAATCCAATTATTCAAGGTGCTAACTAATGGGAAGAAAAAAGAAAAAAGCATCTTTAACAGATAGAGTTCTTTATAATATTTATGGATTAGCTGGTTCTAAATTACTTCGTCCTGGAAAAAATCCAATGAATTATAGTTTAGGTGATGCTATGTTTGATTCAGGTTTTAAATTATTAGGATTACAAGAAGGTGGATCTATAAAAAAGAAAAATAAAAAAAATAAAAAGAAACCTAGAGGATGGGGTATAGCTCGTTATGGTAAGTAGAGTTAATATACGACAACAAATAATAAAACCAAATAAGAAGAAAAGGAAAAAGAAAAATGGAAAAAGAAAGTAATCTTTCAGGACCACATACTTTACTAAGATACCCTGCTAATTTAGAAGAGGTAACAGGTAAACCTACAGGACAAGGGTTTGGTAAGGCTCGTAAAGGTCCTCAAGTGCATGGAACTATAGATGCAGTATCAGATGCTAATTATGAAAAAGGTAAAACTTTTTCTACATCTACTAAAGATGTACAAAATATTGGAGTAAAGTAATGTCAGCAGATAGAAAAGCTAAGCTAAAAAAATTTAAAGAAGATAGAGCTACTAAGCTAGAAGCATATAAGAAAGATAGAGCTACTAAGCTAGAAGCATATAAGAAAGAGAGAGCTGATAAGCTAGAAGCATATAAGAAAGAGAGAGCTGATAAGCTAAAAAAATTTAAAGAAGATAGAGCTATTAAGCTAAAAAATATAAAAGAAAAAAATAAATCTCAGCCAAGTCCTGGTTTAATGGGAGCTGCACCAGGCAAATATATTAAAAAATCTATGGGTGGTAAAGTAATGAAACGAGCTGGTGGTGGAACATTAACAGGAAATCAAAAAAAATTAGATGCTGATGGTAGTGGTACTATTACTGCAAATGATTTTCAAAAGTTAAGAAATCGTGATAAGATGGTATCTAAAAAATATGGTGGTAGAATGATGAAACGAGCTGGTGGTGGTATGACATATCAACTCTATGGTGGTAGCTCTAAAAATATCCATGATGGTAATACAGAGATTTCACAGTTTTATGATACAAAGAAGTAAGAATGCCTTTTGCATCTGATAAACAAAAAGCTTATTTAGCTATTAATAAACCTGATGTATATAAAAAGTTTAAAAAAGATATGAAATCAGGTGGTAAACTAATTGACAATTCTGGACAGAAGTTTGTTCAGAAACTTTATAAAGGAGGACAGATAAAGTGAGAAATAAAATTATAGATAAGATTATAAATTTTTTTAAAAGTTTAAGAAAAGAGTAAGATATGTTAGGTGGTTTACCAGTTGAAATGATTACAATGCTTGGCTCTAGCCTTTTAGGTGGAGTCATGTCAATGTGGAGTCAAGCAACTAAAAATAAACAAGAACAACAAAAGATGCTATTAGCTAGAGATAAGTTTCAAATGGCAGAAGTTGGTAAAGCTAGAGAGTTTGACAATAAAGGATTTCAATGGACAAGAAGAATTATTGCATTAACTGCAGTCTTTTTTATTATTGCATATCCTAAACTTGTTCCTGTCTTTACAGATGTTGGTGTTGTTCTTACATGGACAGAATTTAAAGGTGGCTTCTGGTTCTTAATAGATAAACAAGAAGTCTATATGGATAGA